AGTAAGCACAAAAAACACATAACAAGAAAAGGTAAGCATGATGACAAATGCAGATTTGGACATACTAAACAAGGTGTGCCTTATTATGTTTATTATGATCTAGACGCATTGGGATATAGAACTGCGACTACATCTTGGAAAGTGAGGCATTAATTATGAGCGACTATAATTGGTGTCATGGACCACAGTGCCATGAAAGACATACTGTTGATAGAGTCCGAGGTGTTAAGGGCTCTAAGGTTTTAAGAACGCGTAAGATTAAAATCAATAATTGGAACAAGGATAATGTCTGGTCCCATTTTTGTAGTCAAGGTTGTTACACAGATTTCATGAATACATATTGGGCTGAACAGATTGCATTGCACCCAAGGACCGAGTGCCTTGAAACACCGATCGAGGACCCTAAAAAAGAAAAACCATATGAAAATGCTAATTGGTATAATTGGGAAATAAAGGTTGACGAAAGCAGACAAAGATGATAGGATAATCCTATAACAAGAAAGGATATATGACAAAAGAAAGAACAGAAAAAAGAATGAATAGATTCAATGGCGAATCTATTATGCTAACAAAAGAAGAGGCTACCAAACATGATAGACTATTCATTAACGAGTTAACCGCAACACTAGAGGACAAAGCAAAAGGTTTCGACGGAGCGTCGAAGTTATGGGACAAAGTCCGAGCGGATATAAATTGGTTTCGTAAATATAACGCGAAAGCATATATGGTGTTATTAGATTAATACCTTACCTTTCCCCCTGGCGCTAACGCGCCAGGGGTCCCAAACAAATCTCAATCACAGGTTGTAGCGCAAACCCATCCCCCCTTTTATATGTAAAGGGGTCCCACTACTCTAGGTTGTATAGCTTGATTTAGACAGCTTTAGCTGGTAAAAACATATTCAACACTTTAAAGTGCAAAAAAAATTTTTAAAAAATTTTTATGGAATTGAATAATATAGATATAAGTAAACTACCTTCAGACGTTCGTAGAAAATTCAAACAGTTGCAAGTAATGCATGCTGAAAAAAAGATACAGAATAAAGCTAAAGATGACTTTCTATCCTTTGTAAAATGTATGTGGCCCGATTTTATAGAGGGGTCCCATCACAGGCACATTGCAGATAAATTTAATAAATTAGCAACAGGTGAAATAAATCGTTTGATCATTAATATGCCTCCTAGGCATACCAAATCAGAATTTGCATCTTATCTCCTACCAGCATGGATGGTGGGCCGTGATCCAAAACTCAAGATTATTCAAGCAACTCACACCGGAGAGTTAGCCGTGAGGTTTGGTCGTAAAGCAAAAAATTTAATTGATAGTGAAGATTATACAAAAATTTTTAAAACAAGATTACAAGAAGATAGTAAAGCGGCCGGACGTTGGGAGACAGCTCAAGGTGGTGAATATTTTGCAGCTGGTGTTGGTGGTGCGATCACTGGACGTGGTGCTGATTTACTTATAATAGATGATCCACATTCAGAGCAAGATGCACTATCGCCCACGGCCCTTGAATCAGCTTACGAGTGGTATACATCAGGACCACGTCAACGTTTACAACCTGGTGGTAAAATTATTTTAGTTATGACTAGATGGTCTAATAAAGATCTGACAGGAAAACTTATACAGAATCAAAAAGAAGCGAAAGCTGATCAGTGGCACGTGGTCGAATTTCCAGCAATCATGGACCACGGAAGGTCCAAGCAACATTGCCCACGGGTAAATGGAATGCACAGTGGATGCAAAATCCAACAGCAGAAGAAGGAGCGATATTAAAACGAGAGTGGTGGCGGGTTTATAACAAAGAAACTATCCCACAACTTCAACATGTCATACAAAGTTATGATACAGCTTTTTTAAAAAAAGAGACAGCAGACTACAGTGCGATAACGACATGGGGTATATTTTATCCAGATGAGGATAGTGGTGCTAATTTAATATTATTAGATGCTATAAAAGGTAGGTACGAGTTCCCTGAACTACGGAGATTGGCCCTTGAACAATACGAATACTGGCAGCCTGAATCTGTTATCATAGAGGCAAAAGCATCAGGTTTACCTCTTACATACGAGCTAAGACAGATGGATATACCTGTTGTGAACTTTACACCATCAAAAGGAAACGACAAGCATGCTCGTGTAAATGCGGTTGCACCTTTGTTCGAATCTGGTATGATATGGGCGCCTGAGCAGAAATTCGCAGATGATGTCATTGAAGAATGCGCTGCGTTTCCTTATGGTGATCATGATGACTTGGTTGATAGTACAACCCAGGCTATTATGCGATTCAGACAGGGCGGTCTGATCGGACACCCTGAAGACTACATCGACGAAAAAGTCGAAAAACAAAAAAGGAATTATTACTAATGGCTATAAAATTTGGAATGACAGTTGCAGATATGATCATGCAGTTAACAAAAGGTTTCATGAAAGCAACTGGTAGAAAACCAGACGGCCTTGAGAAAATAAAAATTCAACAAGAAGCTAACCAAAGATTTAAAGACATGAATAAGGTTGTCGATATGGAAGGTAAAACAATCGACACATCAAAAGGTATCATGGGCGGTAAACAAGCTAAAGCTATGGGTGGACGTATTGGTTTTGGAGGCGGTTCTGATATGGGAACTGTTGGAGATTCAAAAGGTAATGTCGGTCCTGGAAAAGGTGGCTATCAAGGTGGAGGAGACGGAAAAGGTGGAAAAGCAGGTGGTCCTGGAGATGGTCCAGATGACAAAGGTACTGCTCAGCAGAATATGGTTCAAAATATGGTTAAAGCTGGCATGACACCTTCTCAAATAAATCGAGCCACTAGAAGTTCAGCTTTTAATTTAGGCAAAACTATTTTAGGAAATGTTGTTACAGGAGGTGCTTATTCGTTATTAGATCCTAATGTAAAAAGAGCAATTAGTGCTATTAGAGGTGTTGGTGCTCTTAAAGATATATACGGTAATCCAACTGCAACTCAATTCGGTCTTGGAAATTTATTTGGAGGCACTGAGGACGAGGAGGAATCAGAGTCAAAAAAAGATGATTTAACAGGAATGGCAGAAAACGTTAGAAATATGGATCAAGTAATGGACAGGCAAGCACAAATAGAAGCAAGAGCAAAAGAATTAGGTTTTGCAGACGGCGGTCGTATTGGTTTTAAAAAAGGTATGGACAGAAGAACGTTTATGAAAATTATGGGAGGTCTTACAACTCTACCTATTCTTGGTAAATTTTTTAAAGGTGCAGAAGTTGCAGCACCTGTAGCAGAAAAAGCAGTTCAAGCGGCAAAAAGCATACCACCATATTTTTTTAGACTTGTAGAAAAAATTAGATTTATGGGTGAGGAAACTCTTGCCTCACAAGATAAAGCCATAGCTAAAAAATATAAAGATTATGTTATGGAAGAAGACTTTGCTGGTAATATAGAAATTATAAAAAGAGGTGAAGACCTTCAAGGAAATAAACTTGAAGATGTTTACATGAGTTACAAAGTAGATGAAGTTCCAGTTACAGGTGGAAAAAAAGGTTCTGCAAAAGTAGAAGAGTATGAAGAGTTTACTGCAAGACCTGATGCTGAAGGTAAAATGAAAGATGTTGAACCAGGTGTACCAGATGAAGTTGTTGAAGAAGCTGGTGATGTTGATTCTATGACACTTAAAAGAGCAGGTGGCGGTATCGCTAGAATGTTAGGTGAATAATGAAACTTGGCCCCAAAGAGATTAAAGTGGTCAACGAGTATTTTGTTAGACCAGTAAAAAACAGACTCAAAGAGATCTTTATGAAGAAAGGTCTACCACAATTAAGAACAGCAGATGAAATTAAACAACCACCAGTTAGAAAAGACGTAGAAGATATACAAGCTATTAATGAGTTTATGAAACGTAATCCAAAAGCTGATGGTGGACGGATACCGTTTGCTAAAGCAATGTTAGTGCAGAAAAAATCAGAAGCTTCTTATAAAGCTTATGAAGACAAATTTGGTAAAAAACTTTTAGATAAAGCTGCTCAAGATAAATATGGTAAAAATTTTAGAGAACTTGATAAGACTAACGAATTAAAATTTTTTAAAAACCAAGTAAATAAATATGAAGATTTTATAAAAGAAAATAAAAGATACCCAACTACATCTGAAGCTTACAATATTGGTTTGACTCAAGGTGGTAAAAAAAGCAGTATTATGACAGATGAAGTTAAAACTAAAATTAAAAATATATATACTTCAGGTGAGGGTGGATCTACTTACATATCAAAAAAATTAGGAGAAGAAGGAATTAATATTGATGACTCAACTATAAGAAGATTTATAACCGCAGAAGAAGAAGCAGGAAATATTGTTAGACCTAAAAAATTTAAAACACAAGAAGCTAAAGCTCCAAAAGATAGGTATAATATAATTAGAGAAGTTACAGATAGAGATTTAAGAGGATTTACTGTTGGTAGAAGTGGAACAGAAGTTTTAGCACCAAAAGGTTCTAAGTATAAAATAACCTTTAATGTACCACGTTCATCTGAAACAACTAAAATACCTTCCGCATATCAAGGCACACAGTATTATAAAACAAAAGCTCAAGCTGATAAAGCTATAGCTGGGTCTAAAAAATTTTCTAAAGATTTAATAAAACAAGGAAAAGCTAATAGAGGTTTAAGAGAAATTATACTAGAACAGGTATCTGATCCAAACATTGAATCTGCTATAGTAAGAATGAAAGAAGGTGAAGATTTAGCAACTGCTCATAGATTAAGTTACAAACAAGTTGGTAAATTAGGTGAGTTATATAACATAGCTAACTTAGGCATTGAAGATCCTGCAATTAATAGTGGTGCTATTAGAAAATTTGAAAATAAATTAGATCTATTATATCAAGAACAAAGAAATTTAATGAAATCTGCAAAACGTTCTACAAATAAAGGTTTACCTGTTCCTAAAACTTTGCAAGATAAAATAGATTTGAACAACAAAAAAATATCTACCGTTGTTGATTTAACAGACAGACGAATTCAAGGAATTTTAATTGATACTAAAACTTTAAAACCTACAACATATGGAATTGATTACATGAAAACTTATGGAATGGGTTTATTAAAAAACAAAAATGTTAAAGACATAACTGATGCTGATTTGGCAACTATTCAATTAAATATTCAAAATCAAATAAAAAGAGAAAATAAGTTAGGTAAAAAAACAGAATCTTTTTTAAGAGATAGACAAAAATTTATAAAAAATGTTGATGAATTAGCTGGACCACAAGGTGCTGAAGTTGCAAAAAAAATTGGTCTTCGTTCAAAAAATATTGGTGGGGGCGTAACTTTAGGAGCAAACCCTATGTTTAGCCCAGGCATTTTAAAAGAAGCTTTTAAACAACTTCCAACACCAGCAGGAGCTGTAGGATTAAATTTATTATTTGGTGTTGATCCAACTTCTTCGATTGATAGAGCAAGTATCGCGGCAGAAGCAGCGTTTGCACCACAACTTGTAAAGCAAGCTGCAAAGTTAGGAACAGTCGGACAGAAAATTGCTAACTTAGGTTTAACACCTGCTATGGCAGCGAGAGCTGCAAGAATAGCATCACCACTTGGTATACTTAGCTTAGGAGCAGAAGGTTTATATCAAGGTGGTAAATTTACTAAAAAAAGAATAGAAGAACTAAGATCCATGACTCCAGAGCAAAGAGAAGAATTAAGAAGACAAGGAGAGGCACAAGCATTTGATCCTTTTCAAGCTGCAGGTGGTGGAATTGCAAAACAATCAGGAGATAGATCAGGTGCAATGCTAACGTCAATGAATCCAGATAAGGATGGGTTGCCAGGTCTATTAAAACGTGGTAAGAAACAATAGGAGTATTAAATGGCAGATATAGATAAAGGACTCCCGAACACTCGTACTAAACTTGAGATTCCTTCTGAAGAGGAATTACAAGATGTTGCTGTTCAGGAACAAGAAGAACAAGATCCAAAAGGACCGGTTGAAGTTATTCCAGAAGAAGATGGCGGCGCAACTATTGATTATGAACCTGGTGCAATTAACATACCAGGCACAGAAGCGCATTTTGATAACTTAGCAGATATTTTACCAGATGATGTTTTAGAACCAGTTGGTAATGACATGGTGCAAAACTACATGGATTACAAAGCATCAAGAAAAGATTGGGAGCAATCATCTTATACAACTGGATTAGATCTTTTAGGATTTAAATACGAAAACAGAACAGAACCTTTTCAAGGAGCTTCAGGTGCAACACACCCAGTGTTAGCAGAAGCAGTTACACAATTTCAAGCTCAAGCTTACAAAGAATTATTACCTGCAGATGGACCTGTAAGAACACAAGTTATAGGTGTTAAAAATCCTCAAACAGAAATGCAGGCAACTCGTGTAAAAGATTATATGAATTATTTAATTATGGACCAAATGAAAGAATACGAAGCAGAGTTTGATGCTATGTTATTTCATTTACCATTAGCTGGATCAACTTTTAAAAAAGTATATTACGATGTACCTATGGGTAGAGTCGTATCTAAATTTGTACCAGCGGATGAATTAATCGTTCCGTATACAGCTACCTCATTAGATGATGCGGAATCGATAATTCATGTTGTAAAAATGTCAGAGAATGAATTAAGGAAACAACAAGTTAATGGTTTTTATAGAGATATAGATCTTGCTCCTCCAGGAAATGTTGAACAAAATTCAGTTGAGAAAAAAGAAAAAGAATTAGACGGAACCAAAAAAGTTGGTAAACAAGATACAATGTATACTCTGTTAGAGTGTCATGTAAATTTAGACTTAGAAGGTTTCGAAGAAGTTGATGCTCAAGGTGAGCCAACTGGAATAAAATTACCTTACAT